TGCATCCGGGCAAGCCCATGACCAAACTTCGCGCTGGCGGTAAGACCAACAGCGACATGCTCAAGTATGGTCGCAACATGGCGAAGGTCATGAACCAACGCAGTTCTGGACGGGGCAAATAAAATGGCAACATACAAAGTACCCAAGAAAGTTCCAAGCGTGGTTGTTGGCGAAGAGCCAGCAAAAGAAACCATGCGCAAGCAAGTTGTGACTGTGGCAAACACACGCAGTCAGGACTACCCACCTACCAAAACCAGCGGCATCAAAATCCGTGGCACTGGCGCAGCTACTAAAGGCGTGATGGCGCGGGGGCCAATGGCGTGAACTACAGCCAGCTTGTAACTGCAATTCAGTCATACACGGAGAATCAGTTTCCCCCTGTATATCTTGCTGATGGATCGACTGAGAGTTCAACTTCTCAGATCAATCGGTTCATCGAGCAGGCTGAACAACGCATTTACAACATGATTCAGTTTCCGTCCATTCGCAAGAATGTGACGGGTACATCCACAATCAACAACAAGTATTTGTCATGCCCGAGTGACTTCCTTGCCGTTTATTCAATGGCGGTTATCGATGCGCTTGGTAACTACGAATACCTGCTGAATAAGGACGTGAACTTTATCCGTCAGGCGTACCCAAAACCAACAGACACGGCGATTCCAAAATACTACGCTTTGTTTGGCCCAACAACGACCAACGATGCAAGCCCCGTCATTACAAATGAGTTGAGCTTCATTCTTGGCCCAACGCCAGATGCTGCGTACTCTATAGAGTTGCATTACTACTACTACCCACAGTCAATCACCACAGCAAACACAACATGGCTGGGTGACAACTTTGATTCTGTTTTGCTCTACGGCTCTCTGGTAGAGGCGTACACTTTTATGAAGGGTGAGCAAGACATCATCTCGTTGTACGACACCAAGTTCAAAGAAGCACTTGCGTTGGCGAAACGTCTGGGCGATGGCATGGAGCGATCCGATAGTTATAGAAGCGGTCAGTATCGTTTATCGCCTTTACCCCAAAACAATGGAGTAGCGTAATGATTAAACATACGCGCCAAGAGGCCAAAACATTAGGGCTGCCTACGTGTTATGGGTCGGCGTGTGTTAAACATCCTGAGCTTGAAGGGCTTCGTAGAGTATCTGGGGCGTGTGTTGAATGCGCTAAAAAAACATTACAGGATAATCGAGCGGCAAATAAAGAACGTACGCAAGCGCAACGCCGTAAAGACCGATTAAAAATGATGCTCAAACCTGAGATGGTTCAAAAGAAACGCGAACGCGATATTCAATATCGTAAAGCAAACAAAGAATCATGCCGCGCCACCATTCTTGCGTGGAGCGCAAATAACCCAGAAAAAGTAAAAGTATACGCAAAGAAAACAAAATCTAACAACAAAGGCAAAGTAAACGCGCATACCGTAAAACGGCGCTTAGCAAAAATTAACCGTACTCCCATTTGGCTCACATCCGATGACCATTGGATGATTCAACAAGCGTATGAGTTGGCTGCGCTGCGTACAAAAATGTTTGGATTTTCTTGGCACGTTGACCACATACTACCGCTCCAAGGCAAAATTGTTTCTGGTTTTCACGTACCGACAAACTTACAAGTAATCCCCGCAGCAGATAATGTGCGAAAGGGGAATCGTGTATGAGCTTCACAGGCAACTTCTCTTGCAATACGTTGCGAGCAGGGCTGGCAAACGGGTCAATCAACTTGACCTCGGATACGTTCCGACTGGCTCTGTACACCAACGATGCAACATTGGACGAGACAACCACAGCCTACACAACCACCGGTGAGGCATCAGGCGGTAACTACGTGGCAGGCGGAGAGATCGTCACCACTACAGTGTCTTCTCAAACAACAGCGTCCGGTAGCGTGACATACGTGACTTTTTCTTCTCCGTCATGGACAGGCGCGATCACAGCCCGTGGCGCGTTGATCTACAAAGCTGGTGACAACGGTGCAGTCTGTGTCCTTGACTTTGGCAACAACAAAACATCAACCACCTCATTCACCGTGACGATGCCTGCAAACACCAGCACGTCAGCACTCATTCGACTTGTTTAAGGAGTAAGAAATGTCAAGCATAGAAAAAGCCCAAGCCGCCGACACTATCGGTAGTGCAATTACAAAGACTTTGCAATCAGGCGAGTCAGCTACTGCCAAGGGTGTTTACACCATGCAGTGCTTTGACAAAGATGGCAACCTGAAGTGGGAAGCCAAATGTCCCAATCTGGTAGTCGACGTTGGCCTGCAAGACATGAACAACAAGTACTTCCTTGGCAGTGCCTACACCGCCACTTGGTACATTGGCTTGTATGGCTCAGGCGCGTCCAACAGCCCTGCGGCTGGCAACACTATGGCTTCACACAGTAGCTGGACAGAAGAGACCGGATACAGCCAAGCAACACGCCCAGCTTGTACGTTTGCCACACCAACCACAGCCAACCCATCTGTGGCTACCAACTCTGCCTCCCCTGCTGTTTACAGCATCAATGCCACAGCAACTATTGGCGGAGCATTCTTGGTTAGCGAAAACACCAAAGGCGGCTCTACAGGTACTCTGTACTCTGCTTCTGATTTCACATCCCCCGGTGACCGCTCTGTTGTGTCTGGCGACACATTGAACGTTACATACACACTCAGCTTGGCTGGTTAATAGGAGCGCATGATGGCAACATTTAAAAAAGGCGATGTCGTAAAGTTAACCGGCGTTATACCCCAAGGCCCAGTGCTTGCGATGCGAATGGATGAAGACGGCAACGTGTCTTATCTGATTGAGTGGACGGATGCTATTGGAAGCACCCAGCAGCGTTGGTTTGCAGAATCTGAGTTGGTTGCAGTTTGATATGAGTGGGGCATGACGAGTGTTTGGATTCACCGCATTCTCACAAGCCCCGTTCTCGTCGCTTAGTGGCAATACATTTGCTGCCTCAGTATCTGAATCAGCCACAGCGACGGATAGCACATCTTCGTCTTTAATTTTTAGTTCTTCTATTTCTGAAACCGCTACCGCATCTGATGCGGTAGCATCACTTCTGACTTATTTGGCAGCGGTATCTGAGACAGCGACTGCAACAGACGCAATTTCAGCGGCAGCAACACTTCTAAGCGCGGTATCTGAATCTTCCACCGCCACGGACGCTGTATCGTCCGCACAAACCTTTGCCACGACTGTGTCAGAGACAGCCACGGTAACAGATTCAATCTCCGGCACGCAAACATTTGCAACAAGTATTGCAGAATCAACAACAGCAACGGACTCAATTTCTAGCAAACAAAGCTTTGGTGCTGCGGTTTCTGAGAGCGCAACTGTAACTGATGCAGGCGCAGTAGCAGCCAGCACATTCAACGCTCCTGTTGTAGAAACAATTTCAGTGGCAGACGCAATGTCGTCTAAGGCAACATTCCCTGCGGTGGTTAACGAAACCTCAACTGCCGCAGATTTAATCTCCAGCAAGCAAACTTTTGCTACAAACGTAGCTGAGACAGCAACAGCGACGGACTCTGATTCGGCAACACCGGTCTATTTAGCTCAGATTGCAGAATCAGCGACAGCGACAGAGACGGTGTCTAGTTCGTTTGCCTTCCCTGCGGATGTAAGCGAGTCTGCAACCGCCACGGATTCTGTATCTGGCTCATTCCTGTTCCTTGGCAACATCACTGAGTCTTCCGTGGCAACAGATGCATTCAATGCTGCCGCCACTTTTGCGGTGCTGCTTGAAGAGTTTGGTTCAGTTATTGACGGGGCGGTGGTAACTCAGGTCTTCCTGTGCGCCATCCAAGAAACTATCACGGCATCGGACTCGTTCTTTGCCCGATTCTTGTGGGAACTCATCAACGACAGTCAGACCGCAAACTGGGCAAACATAGACTCCTCAGAAAGCACAACTTGGGCGACAATCAACGCTGCACAAACTGTGGACTGGGCAACTATAAACACCGCAGAGTCCGCTGATTGGGCGGAGATCAACACCAGCAACCCCAATACTTGGACAAAGATTGGGACAACCTGAGAGTAAAACATGGCATTGGTTTTAGCTGACAGAGTTAGGGAAACTACCACCACGGCTGGTACAGGCACAGTCACGCTTGCTGGAGCCGTGACGGGATTTCAATCATTTGCGGTTGTTGGCGATGGCAACACCACGTACTACACAATTGCGGGACAGGGAACTTCCGAGTGGGAAGTTGGGATCGGCACATACACATCCTCTGGTACGACGCTTGGTCGAAATACTGTTCTAGCCTCAAGCAACTCAGGCAGTTTGGTTAATTTCAGTGCAGGATTGAAGGACGTGTTTGTCACTTACCCAGCGGGTAGGTCTGTCATTGGCGGGGAAGGCTACACGGAAAACGACATTGAAATTAACGTAAGCTCAACCATCAACACAGGCAGAAACGCTATCAGTGCAGGGCCAATATCTGTGGCTTCTGGTATTACGGTAACCGTTCCGAGTGGTTCTGTGTGGACTGTGGTGTAAAGGAAAACAATGTCACAAGTAGCACTTTCAGGAAATGCAAATGGTACAGGGACATTGACCATTGCCGCACCTAATACAAACAGCAATTACACGCTGACTTTGCCGACAGCAACAACCACATTGGTAGGTACAGATGCAACTCAGACGCTGACAAACAAGACAATTCAAGGCGGTGCTATTACCTCTGGCACTGCTGTTGCCAGCACATCAGGTACAAGCATTGACTTCACAGGCATCCCCTCATGGGTGAAGCGAGTGACGGTGATGTTTAGTGAGATAAGCACTAACGGTTCAAGCCCTTTGCTTGTTCAAATTGGAGATTCTGGTGGAATTGAGGCAACTGGGTATATTGGTATTTCTTCTGTAATTGCTGGTTCAAATACCACATCTCCAGCTATACAAACCACTGGATATTATGTTCGTTTGTTGGATAGCGCCAGCACTGAATTGCTAAGTGGAACAATGACTATCAATTTAATTTCAGGAACAACTTGGGTTTCAAGTCATGTGTGTTGTCAAAACATTGCTGGTGCAACACCTAAAACTGCACACGGAGCAGGCACAAAAACACTCTCAGATGTATTAGACCAAATCCGTATCACCACATTCGGTGGAACAGCTACATTCGATGCCGGAACAATCAACATCATGTATGAAGGATAAGAAATGACACACAGAATCGTAGTCAATTGTGAAACAGGCGTAACCTCAATCGTTGAGTACACACCTGAAGAACAAGCAGTGCATGATGCGGCAGTAGCGGCACAGCAAGCAGAGGCAGAAGCCAAGGCACTTGCTGATGCACAGGCTTTGGTAGAGGCGGCACAGCCTCAAGAGGTGACTACATGACCATAGCAATATCAAAAACAACTGGACAAAGCAAATGACAGCCAAACTTGACGGAACAAACGGACTGCTCCAGCAGTACGACTATCAAGCCTCAACAACTGGCTTCTCATACACATTTGCAGCAGGAACAACTGTTCTGGTGATAAACCCTGCGGGTACGTTGGCGACCGGCACAATCACAATGCCTGCGGCTCCTGCTGACGGGATGACCATCTCTTTCAGTTCATCACAGCAAATCACGGCGCTCACTGTTCAAGGCAATACAGGGCAAAGTATTGTTGGCAACCCATCAACCATGTTGGCAGGGGGCGCGGCTACGTTTGTGTATCGATTGTCAAATACAACTTGGTATGCGCAGACAAACACAGCGGCGGTGGGTGCTGTTGTTACAGCTTCTCCTGCTCCAGTCGTAACAATTTATACATCACCAGCAACATGGACAAAACCAACAACAGTTAAAGCAATAAAAGTTACAGTAATTGCCGGTGGTGGTGGCGGTGCGGGAGGTAGAGGGCGGGGGCCACTCAGCCCAACTAATATTAAGGGTGGTGCTGGTGGTGGTGGTGCTGGTGGTTATGGTTACTTCCCTGCGCCTTCAATACCCGGGCCGCAACCCGTTGCAACTGGCACGGCTGGTACTGGTGGTGCTATACCGGGAACTCCTGCTACTACAAGTCCCGGAACTTCTGGCGGTTCGGCTAGTTTTGGCCCACTTATCACTGCAACAGGCGGCGTAGGCGGATCAACAGCCGATGGCGCAGGTGGTTCATTTACTTCAAGTCCAACTAACATAGGTTTTGGAGGAGAATCTGGAAGCGCAGCAGCAGGTGGAAATTCTTTTCAAGCATGGGGTTTGGGGGGTCTTTCAGCAACTGGCGGACAAACACCGGGTACACCGGGTACTGGCTATGGTGCTGGTGGTGGTGGTGGTTATAGCCTTGCTGCACCTGTACCCACTACCGGCGCAACTGGAGGAAATGGAACGGCTGGCTTTGTTGTTGTTGAGGAGTTCTACTAATGAAAGCATTGATTTCGCCAAATGAACCAAGAGAAACTGGATACCGAGTTGCACAAGTTATAGATGATAATTTGCAATTTGGTGTTGCATCACCATTATTTTGGGTAAGTTGTAACGATGAAGTTATAGCAGACCATTTTTGGTATGACCCAAGCGATGAGACAATCAAAACATTTCCGCAACCAGAACCTCCAACGGAGCCTGTCTAATGTGCGACCAACTTAGTCAATTTGTTGTTGATAAATATATACACCTCAAAGATTTCCTTGACAAGGATAACTGCCGTGAATTGACAAATGAGTTGGTGCGTTTGGTAGCTGAAAAGAAAACCACTCAAGACAGTCAATGTCCTAAGTCGCAAGCTATTCATGGGGCAATAGTATTTGATAAGTTGCTGGCTGATTTGCTACCGCACTTTGAAAAAGCAAGCGGCAAGCGGCTGTATCCCACATATTCGTATGCTCGAATGTATGCTCCGGGCGATGAGCTTGTCATTCACACTGATCGACCATCTTGCGAAATTAGCGCAACGCTGACTCTTGGTTTTGAGGGTAATGTCTGGCCCATATACATGGGTGACGAAGGAGGTGTTAATGCCTCTGAAATCAAAATGGATGTTGGAGATGCTGTTCTCTATCGTGGCATGGACAAACACCACTGGCGCAATAAGTACACCGAAGGCAAGTGGCAGGCTCAAGTGTTCCTGCATTACGTTGATGCCGACGGCCCACACAAAGAGTGGAAGTTTGATAAACGTGCTGGTTTAAACGTGCCGCAGGAAGAACTTTGCTATCGTTTCTTTCAGGATGTTCTGACACCTGAAGCCTGCGACATGTTGATTAAGCTGTACACCAGCGACAAGACAGACAAACAACCTCCTGTAATTGGTACGGGTGAAGGCGCAATCGACAAGACCATACGAAATGTTGAGCGCGTGATGTTGCCTACCTATAAAGACATCGGCGGTCGTCTGGCGGCTGTTGGCCTGTCAGCAAACCATGCCGCATGGAAGTTTGACATTACCCATGCCAACCAAGCCGAGTTCCTGATTTACCCAGCAGGTGGCAGGTATCAGGCTCATGTGGATACATTTTTGGCGCAGGGGGACGAGTGCCGCAAATTGACAGTATTGGCTTTCTTGAACGATGATTTCAAAGGCGGCAAGTTCTTCATTCAGGACGGGCAAAACAAACATTACCCACCGCAGACAAAAGGCACAGTCCTTGTCTTCCCATCGTTCATCATGCACGGCGTGGAAGACATCGAAGAAGGCCAACGGTGTTCTGTTGTGTGTTGGATGGTTGGTAAATTCTTTAAGTAAGGTAACGCCATGAGTCTAATTCTTTCAGGCACTGATGGACTGTCCGATATTGACGGTTCTGCCGCAACCCCTGCTATCAGGGGAACAGATGCAAACACAGGTATCTTCTTTCCTGCCGCTGACACCATTGCTTTTGCTGAGGGTGGTGTTGAATCTATGCGGATTGATTCGTCTGGTCGAGTTGGGATTGGTGTTACACCGTCTCTTGCCGGCGTAAGGCTTACTACTGTTGGTGGCCCCGTTCAACTAAGCCCCGGGACTACATCTCAGGAAGGTATTCGTTTAACACGGGCATCTGGAATATGCCAGATTAACGGAATCAATAACGACAACAACGCATACAACGCTCTTACTTTTGCTACTGGCGCAAGCGAGGCTATGCGTATCGACACCAGCGGTAACTTGCTGTTCAACTCAGGCTACGGCTCTGCCGCTATTGCTTATGGTTGTCGTGCTTGGGTGAACTTCAACGGCACAGGGACTGTGGCTATTCGTGCAAGTGGTAATGTGTCAAGTATTACAGACAACAACACAGGTAACTACTCAATAAATTTTACAACTGCAATGACTGACGCAAATTACTCAGGAAGTTTTTGCGGTAATGGTCTTGCTCAAATACCTGTTTTTTACGTTACATCAACATCATCATTGCAAGTTCTTTATTACAACACTGCTGGAACTCCTGTCGATAATTCAGTATGCGTAGCTTCTGTATTCAGATAAAGGAAATACTATGAACCAAAGAATAATTTACCCAACAGACGATGGCGTTTCCATCATTGTTCCCGCCGCTGAATGCGGTTTAACCATTGAGGAAATTGCCGCTAAGGATGTTCCTGAAGGCAAGCCTTACAAGATCGTGGATGTCGCTGACATTCCAACAGACCGCACATTTCGTAACGCATGGGAATATTCAGAATGATTACCATCAACATTGACAAAGCCAAAGCCATTGCTCATGACAAGCGCAGAGAAGCTCGGTCTGCTGAGTTTGCGCCATTGGACATCAAGGCAACCATTCCATCTGAAGCTACAGCGGCAGAAGCGGCAAGGCAAGCTGTGCGTGATAAATACGCCGCCATGCAGACAGCAATTGATTCAGCCTCAACAGTAGACGAAATCAAAGCGGCTATGCCACAAGGAGAAACACCATGAGCAGTTCATATTCCTCAAGCCTGCGTATCGAGTTGATTGGCTCTGGCGACCAAGCCGGTGCGTGGGGCGCAACCACCGACAGCAATCTGGCATACGTTCTGGACACAGCCATCGCTGGGTATCAGGCGGTATCGGTGTCTTCGACCGCCCAAGCCCTGACCTATGTAAACGGGCCATCGTCTACAGCCAACCTGAACCAGTCTGTATACGCTATGCTGAAGTTCAACACCGCAGGTGCGGCTTCCGCCATCTACGCCCCGCCAGTGTCTAAACAGTACATCATTTGGAACAACTCAGGTTTCACCCTCACCATCTACAACTCTACGGTCATCGGCAACACAACCGCCGCAGGCACTGGGATTGCAATTGCAGACGGCGACAAGGTCATAGTTTGGTCTGACGGCACAAATTTCTACGACGTTAAAGGCAACAACGTCACTGGAACAGTAGCCGTAGCCAACGGCGGTACAGGAGCAACCACTGCATCAGGCGCAAGAACAAACCTTGGCTTGGTGATTGGCACAGACGTGGCGGCAATTGCTTCCCCTGCGTTTACTGGCAACCCCACAGCGCCAACCGCAACATTTGGCGACAACGACACGACAATTGCCACAACAGCATTTGTACAGGCGGCACTGGCAGCTTTATACCCAGTTGGCTCTATCTACACAAATGCCTCTGTCAGCACTAACCCTGCAACTTTGCTTGGCTTTGGCACATGGACTGCATTTGGTGCTGGTCGTGTCATGGTTGGCTTTGACTCTGGCAATGCACTGTTTGACACTGCTGAAGAAACTGGTGGTAGTGCAAATGCAATTACTGTCAGCCACAATCACGCTATAGGTAGCGTAGCAGTTTCAACGACCACTAATTTAACTGGTAATGTTGGCGCACGAGCCGTTAATGCTGGCGCATCAGGTGTATTTACAGCGGCTGGGTCAGGAGTTTTATACGAGGGTGGCGGCTTCTACGGTGTTAGCACTTTTAGTATGAACGCTAATCACAACCACACTCTTTCAGGAAATGTTGACTCAACAGGCTCAAGTGGTACAAATGCTAACTACCAACCGTACATTACTGTTTATATGTGGAAACGCACAGCCTGACGGAGTAGAAAATTGATCCGATCAGCCTTCTCTTTGCCGCTAATGCTTGCGTCGCAGCCATCAAGGAAGGTTGTGAGCTATACAAGCAGGCGAAGACTTCTTTCATGGAGGTCAAAAGCACTGTTGACGAGGCTGTTGGCGTTTATAGGGAAGTTACTGGATTTTGGAGTAACTTTAGTAACTTCTTTAAACCCAAGGCAAAACAGTCAACGCCCAAGCCTGTGGCGAAAAAGAAAGACAAGTTCGTTGCCGTTGACGAAACCGAAGTCATGGTTGGGGTTGTCAAGCAGCTTACCGAGTTCTTCAAGATTCAAGAGCAGTTAGCTGCACACATTCGGGAAGAGGAGGAGAAGTCCAGAAACGTCTACGAACCTGACCAGAATCAAATGGAAGCCGCATTGAAGCGGGTCATGGCGCAGGATCAGATGGCGGAGTTGGAGAAGACAATAAGGGAAACGATGGTGTATCAAAGCCCTCCCGAAATGGGTGCGCTGTACAGCAAAGTGTTTGAGATGCGGGATGTCATAGCCGCTGAACAAGAAGCTGCCAGACTTGCACAGGAACAACGGGAACGAAGATTGAGATGGCAACGACACCAAAGGGAAAGAAGCCAAAACCTGCGAGCAGGAGCAGCCGTCCTAGCCCTTATTCTTATCCTGTACCTGTGGACGTGGTTCCTGTGGTTGAAACAACTGAGGAGCTTGTGATGGGGATGGTGGGCTGGGTGGTAGCGGTTTTGTTGGTGGCCTTGATGTTGCCGTTGTTGGCGTTCATGTATCTGGACATACTGGAGACAAAAAACGATGCCAAACAGCAGTTGGAGAAGGTAGAGAAGTTGAGACGGGAAATCGAGAGAAAGAATCGGGACAGTCCAAAAGAGTTTGAGGACAACCCCATTTTTGACCGGAGGGAAAAACATGAGTAAACAACTGGAAAAAGACTCAACCTACAACGAATTTGACACCAACCACGACGGCGTGGTGACGGACACGGAGTTAGCTCGCTCTGAGCGCATGATGATGATTGAGAACATGGACAAGATGGCTGACCAGCAGAGGATCATGGCTTGGGCGGCGTTGGTTGCACCACCTGCCCTCATTGCGTACATGGCATCTGAACTGGTTGCACTGGAGAAAGTCAATGCGCTAAACGGTCTGGTGACCACCTACTGCGCTGCAATGGGTACGATTGTGGTGGCGTTCATGGCGGCAACTGCCTACGTCCGTGGAAAGACCAACGAATGACTTTGCTCAACCCATATGTCTTGCTTGGCATCGTACTTGCCCTACTTGGCAGTTTTGGGGTTGGGTATTACAGTGGGGAGCAGGATGAATATGAGCGCCAGCAGGTGGAGATTGCCCGTTTAAACGAGCAGGCACGGGAGACAGAACAACGCATGGCGGAGGTTGCCCAGACCTACGCCCAGACCTTGAAGAAAGCCAACGATGTTGCACGGATTAAAGAAATTAAGCTTCGTACTGATCTTGCCTCTGGCGAGCGCAAGTTGTTCATTCCTGTCAAAGCGCCCGACTGCCCCGTGTCAGTGTCCGAGCCATCCACCCCTGCCAGTGGAGATACAGAAACAAGAGCCGAGCTTGACGGACGAGTTGCTCAAGCTCTTGTCGATCTCACCGCCCGAGGCGACCAAGCCATCCGGCAACTCAACACCTGCATCGACCAGTACAACCAAGTGAGGAGCATGAAATGAACCTGACCGCCAATTTCTCCCTGCACGAACTGACCAAATCCGAGACAGCCCTGCGCATGGGTTTGGACAACACCCCCGGGCCAGTTGAAACCGAGTACCTCAAGATATTGGCTGAACGTGTTCTCCAACCCATCCGCGATCACTTCCAAAAAGGTGTCAAGGTGAACTCTGGGTATCGCTCTCCTGACTCAAATGCAGCGGTAAATGGGTCTCGTACCTCAGACCATTGCAAGGGCCAAGCAGCCGATATAGAGATTCCCGGCGTACCAAATGCGGAGTTGGCGCAGTGGATCATGGATAATCTGGACTACACCCAGTTGATTCTGGAGTTCTACACCCCCGGCATTCCTGACAGTGGTTGGGTGCATGTGAGTTACAACCCAGACAACTTAAAGAAGCAGGAGTTGACCGCCATGAAAGTCGCTGGTAAAACGCAATATGTTCCCGGACTTGTAGCTTAATCATGCCACTCCAGAAATTGCTGTTCAGACCCGGTGTAAACAGAGAAAACACCTCCTACTCTAACGAGGGTGGTTATTACGCCTCCAACAAAATTCGGTTCCGCTCAGGTCAGCCAGAAAAGATTGGCGGGTGGGCAGCCGACACGGGAACAACTGTATCTGCGTTAAAACCCCCAACGGGTACGCTTTGGGGTGTTGCTAGGGGTATGTGGAACTGGCTTAATTTGACGGGCTACAACCTGTTGGCGATAGGCACAAACCTCAAGTACTACATCCAGAACGGGCCAAACGGCTTGGTGTACGACGTTACCCCATTGCGCTCTACCACCACCGCAGGCGAAGTCACCTTTGCCGCAACCACTGGGTTGCCAATCATCACAGTCACGGATATCGCCCACGGTGCGCAGGCAGGGGACTTCGTTACGTTTAGCGGCGCGGTATCTTTGGGTGGCAACATCACTGCCGCCATCTTGAACGCAGAGTTCCAGATCACCAGCTACGTCAGTTCAAACTCATACACCATCACAGCTTCAGTCAATGCAGCCGCAGGGGACTCGGGCAACGGCGGAGCATCAGTGGTTGCCGCATATCAGATTACAACGGGTGTAGATATTTACTCTCTGAATGTGGGCTGGGGCGCAGGTACTTGGGGCGGTATCGTTTTTGGTACAGCAACAAACCAACTTGACGGCTCAATAAACAACTCTGTCACCACAATCACAGTTGATTCAACAGCAGCGTTTTCAGCAGCCGGAAACATTCTGATTGACTCAGAGAACATCTCTTACACAAGTAAAAATTCAACGCAATTCTTGGGGTGTACCCGTGGGTTGAGTGGGACGGGTTCAGGCGCAGCCGCCTCCCACGCCGACAATGCAATAGTGACGCAGTCCACCACATTCACGGGCTGGGGTTCTCCTGCGGCTACAGGGATCGGCATTCAGCTTCGTTTGTGGAGCCAGTCAAACTTTGGCGAAGACCTGATCTTCAACCCCCGTGGCGGTGCGTTGTACTACTGGGCAAACGCAGCATCTGCCAGCACATTCAACCGAGGCCAATACCTTGGCCCAAGCACCGCTGTTGTTACAAAGTCCGGGACAATTACCACTGACTCATCTTGCCCGACGGTTGCCAACTTTGTCATGGTGTCGGATGCCTCAAGGTTTGTTCTTGCGTTTGGTGTAAACGACTACGGCACTACCGTCCAAGACCCCTTGCTGATACGTTGGTCTGACCAAGAAAGTTTTGCTACATGGATTCCGGCTGTAACAAACCAAGCAGGTAGCTACCGGCTGAGTCATGGTTCACAAATTGTGACTGCCATGCAGACCCGACAAGAAATTTTGGTGTTGACGGATTCAGCCATTTATTCCATGCAGTACCTTGGCCCACCGTATGTCTGGAGTTTCCAGATCATGGGCGACAACATATCTATTGCTGGGCCAAATGCGATAGCAACCGCTAACAACATCACCTACTGGATGGGTACAGACAAGTTTTACATGTACTCTGGTCGGGTGCAGACCTTGCCGTCTACCTTGCGGGAATACGTGTTTAACGACATCAACCTTGAGCAAGCGTTTCAGTTCTGTGCGGGAACAAACGAGGGCTACAGTGAAGTATGGTGGCAGTATTGTTCTGCCAACTCATCCGTGGTTAACCGCTATGTGATCTACAACCACTTGGAAAACACTTGGTATTACGGCGACTGGGACAACTACCAGAATCTAAACCAAGGCCGCACAGCATGGTTGGACAGTTCCCTTCGCTCATTCCCAATGGCAACCACATACGGCGTGGCAGGTGGCAACTCAAACGCACAGCTTCTGTACCATGAGAGCGGAGTGGATGATGGCACAGTGAACCCGTCCGTGCCGATTGTGGCGCAGGTGACTTCTTCTGATTTTGACATCGGGGATGGACACAACTTTGGGTTTGTCTGGAGATTGATCCCTGACCTGACGTTTGACGGATCGAATGTGAATCAGCCGACCGCCATGTTCACGGTACTGCCCCGCGCCAACTCAGGTGCGCCGTATGGCAACTCAAACAATCCTGATGTGGTCAGTACGCAGAACTACCAGAACACCAGAACCTATGCCATCCAAGAGTTCACCCAACAGGTGTATGTACGGATTCGTGGTCGTCAGATGGCGTTTAAGGTAAGTTCAGACGAGCTTGGTGTTCAGTGGCAGTTGGGTGTGCCTCGGATTGACATCAGACCAGACGGCAGACGCTGATGGCAACCATCATCAACCGATACCGCCCAGTCGTCCAGCCACGACTGCCAGCGGCTCCGAACGAGTACAACGCCGAGTTTATTGAGCAGTACTCAAACATTCTGCGCCTGTACTTCAACCAACTTGATAACCTGACCGGGGCGCTTTTGGGTGAGTCCGGCGGGCGGTTTATTCGCTTCCCGTACGGGGCGTTCTCCAGCGACCAAGATCAGGTAACCACGGCAAACACAGCCACGTTGATGACGCTTAACACCACGGATTTTTCCAATGAGGTGTCAATCAGTTCTTCTCAAATCACGGTGGTCAATTCCGGTATATACAACCTACAGTTCAGCGCACAGTTCCAAAACACGGACACCGCCTTCCAAGATGTTTACATCTGGCTGAAACAAAACGGGGTAGATATACCGGGATCAACGGGCTTTATATCCGTTCCAAACAGACACGCCGGAACAGATGGACACTCAATTATTGGTTGGAACTACTTTTTAAGCATGGCAGCGGGTGACCATATTGAGATTTACTGGTCTGTGCCAAATGTCGCTGTAACCATCCAGCATTTAAACGCTTCTGGTACGCCAACCAAGCCGTCTACCCAGTCTGTGGTAGCCACACTTTCGTTTGTGTCTGCGCTGTCAACATGATACGATCAACCACCCCTGTTTACACGAGGCTAATATGAGTCTACAGCAAGCTGCAAAACATCTTGAAAGGCATGGACGCAACGGCGACGACATGCTCGTTCACATGTCCAAAGGGGAAGTAAAAAGCCTGAACGACATCGCTATGGCGCATGGTGGTCAGTTGACCATCAATCCACATACGGGTTTACCCGAGGCTGGCTTCTTATCCAAAATGCTTCCCATGATTGCTGGCGCTGGCTTGATGGCAGTTTCTGGTGGGGCAATTAACCCTATGACCGCAGGATTGCTTGTTGGCGGCGGAACAGCGGTGGCATCTGGGGATATTAAAAAGGGCTTGATGGCAGGTCTTGGTGCTTATGGCGGCGCTGGATTGGGTAGCGCATTGGCACAGTCTGGAATGCAAGCTGCGGCAGCGCCTGAGATTGCCGCTAATTCCGCTATGTCACACACGCCATTACCAGCATCAATTGCGCCAGAAGGGGTTTCTTCATTTGGAAGTCAAGGGTTTGGTAGCCAAGCCCTCCAAACCCCCGCACTTGCTGGTCAGCAAGCTGCCTATCAAACTGGCGGCGCGGGACAAAATATAGGAACAATGTTCCAAGGAGCCAAGGGTCTTGGATCAGAAGCTGGGCGAGCATCATTCATGGGCAATATAGGCGGCAAGATGGGCCTTGCTAAATATGGTTTATCTGCTGGTGCGCCTTTGATTGCTGGGATGCTTGAGCCTCAAAAACAAACACCAACCCCAACAGATTCTGATCCGGGTCAGCAATACACGTATTCAGCAAACCCAACTACACCATTCCCAACACCTGACCCATCTGGCCGTGAACAGCGGTACTTCAACCCTGTTTACACACCACGCTTTGCGGATGGCGGTATGGCTGATGGCGGTATTTCCCATCTTGGTGATTACTCAGATGGCGGCAGATTACTACGCGGCCCGGGTGATGGTGTATCTGATTCCATCCCCGCAGTCATTGGACAAAAGCAACCTGCGCGTTTAGCTGACGGTGAGTTTGTCGTGCCTGCACGTATCGTGTCCGAGTTGGGCAACGGCTCGACTGAGGCTGGCGCACGTAAGCTGTACGCCATGATGGACAGGATTCAAAAGGCTCGCGGCAAAACTGTAGGTAAAGGCAAGGTTGCCAAGAACAGCCGGTCTGAAAAATATTTGCCAGCATGAACGCAGTCACAAGCATTGTATATGCCAACGAAGACCCAGCCACATTTGTGGATGAGTTGCAGCATCTGCTGCCAGAGCATTACGATGAATTGTGCGTAACCAAGGATTTTCCGCTTCAGCCAGATTATGAAGCGTATGGACGTTTGGCTGTAAACAATATGCTGCGCTGCATAACATGCAGAGCAGAAGGCAACTTGATAGGTTACATAATCTTTATTGTGCAACCGCATTTGCATTACATGTCGTGCAAAACCGCTTTTGAAGACATATATTTTGTCAGGAAAGAATTCCGTCAAGGTCGCGTTGGGATCAGATTATTCCAATACGCCGAAGACGTGCTTAAACAGGATGGTGTAAACAGAGTGATCATGCACACCAAAATTCATTTGGATAACTCTCGGTTGTTTGAGTATCTTGGGTACAAGCACACCGACAAACTCTACACAAAGATATTAAGCACGGAGCCGGTATGAACTACTCACGCAGACAACTTTACGCTTTAGGCGAGCCACTCGGCGAATCAGCTACCCGTTTAAAACCCGGTGGTCGTGTATACGGCGGCGGCGGACAACCAAGCGCCCCCGAAAAAACTACAACCACTGTAGAGTTGCCAGAATGGGCGCGTGGCTATGCTAAAGATGTGCTGGCAAAGGGTTCGGCTCTTACTGATATAAACAAAAACCCGTACCAACAATACGGTGGTGAACGGATTGCTGGGTTCCAACCTTTGCAACAAAGAACATTTGAGACAGCAGAGCAGATGCAGCCATCCCAACAAGTAGGGCTTGGTTCTAGCATTGCTGGCATGGCGGGTCTTGGTGCGCTCGGTACAAATTACCAAGGTGGTAGATTTTATGGCGGTCAATTTAACGAACAAGCCGCTC